TCCCAACCTAGTGAGTCAGATTATGAAAGTGAAAGTGATAATGATATGTCTGAGGAAGAAGAGAGAGAATTCCATGACAGAGAGCGTAGATGGTATGAACGATTCTTCCCTAAAGATTCCACTTTTGATAATGTTTATACTTATGTTTGTAGTCGTTTTGAAGTTTGTTTGGAAAAATTCTCCCATGTAATTAATATGCTTAAAACTAATATGTATAATTTCGTAGAGTACGTCAAAAGCACCAACATCATTGAAGTGATTTTGAGTTATATTATGCCAGTCAAAGATTATATTGAAAACAATTCATCGGGTATTTGGAGTATTTTAAGAACCACTTTCTTTTCATCAGCATTCAGTTTTATATTTATCTCCTTATTTACACGTGTTAGTGAATGGATGAATGGACAGTCCGTATGTAAGAATTGTGATATCCCAATCATTCACCAATATAGAGAGAGATGTGATATAGTTAAAGATTATTATTGTAAAGAAAATTGTAAATTAGGAACTTTCTGGAATACACACACCGATATTTGTAATAACATCCCTGAATTATTCAAAAGTACTGAACCTTTCCTTTGTTGTAATAAATGTAATGATTGTTCACACAGAAATGCAGATAAACGTAGTTTGAAAGCCCTCTTTGATATCATTGCCAGTATTGATCTGTATTCAGCCCTTGTTTTCGTAGAATCATTTCCCAATTATAATGACCTATTCGACTTTTATGATTTTGAAGATTCCAGTCAATCAATGCGTCGCAGTAAGAAGAAACCAGTTTCCATTAAATCCGTATTTGAAGAACTAAGTGTAGAAGATTCAGCTAACTCATATCAACAGTCACGTAAGAAGAAATGTAGTTTTGAAAATTCCGATCAGTCCATGAGAGCTAGCAAAAAGAAACCAATGAAATTTGAAATGACTCGTGGTACCCCTAAGCGTATTCAAGAAAGTGAATTGTATGATTTAGAACATGCCCCAGAAGGCTTTTCCGCCTGGGTTGATTCCAATTGGTTTAAGAATGATTCCCTGAACTTTGAAGCTACCTGTAGTGATGCCACATTACTCACTATGGATGCCGTAATGAAGACCCAAGTTGTTTGCAATAGATATAAACCCGGTTCATCAGTGCCTCACACATTATACGGGTTTGGATATAAGAATTTTATTATTACCCCTAGTCACCTTTGGTTTAATTCAGAATATAAATACTCGTTCATAAGAGGAGAAGATGAAATTTCAATGCAGTTAGTAGACAGAAAAACCAACAGAGATATAGCAGTTTGGTCCTTTGTAGGAAATTCATTCCCCACTACCTTAGCCCGTCACATCCCATCCCGTAAAGAAGCCACAGATAATTTAGCTATCTCCAAATTAGCGACCACAGCCCTTAATGTAAATGACCGTACATATTTCACAACAGTTAAGTGCCTTGAATTGCGTAATAAATCGTTAGTAGTTAATCATCAGGATAGAACATTCGAAAGTTTGATTAGTGTCGATGGAATTAAAGGTAAATTTGTTTCGGCTAAAGATGGTGATTGTGGTTCCCCCCTGCTCTTACAGGGTGAACGTGTTCGTAAGAAGTTTATTGGCTTCCATATTATTGGTGATCATTCAACAGCATATTCCGCCTTATTAGATTGGGAAACTTTAACAGAAATGATGGACAAGAAAGAA